CTTTATTTGGGCTAATTTTAATGGAGAAAGTTATGATGGCATCATTTGTTTTATAAATGAAAAGAATGCGCTTTTTAATGAAAGAATTTTTTCTCAATGTTTATGGTTATCTAAGAATCCTAAAATTGGATATAAACTTTTTTCCACAGCGATTAAATTCGCAAAAGAAAAAGACTTTAAATATGTAAGATGTAAAACTCATAATTTTAACCTTGAAAGTAAAAAAGTAAAATCTTTTTATGAAAAGATTGGTCTTTTAAAAGAATCTGAAACCTATATCTGTGAACTATGAATAACAAAAAAGCAAAAGAACTTAGAAAAATTATTCCACCTGTTGATGAAATCAGCAGAAGAAATTATCGTCGAGCAAAAAAGAAATACGATAAATTATCAAAAGAAGCTAAACCTATATTCTTAGCTCAATTGAATTCTATTTTGAATCCAGAGGCTTAAATAGAAGTTTTATATAGCTTATAAATTCCAGTTGGTTTAACTCCGCTTACATATAAGTATATGTAGGATGGATCTTCAGTTACCAGATAAGTTACATCACTATTATCACTAATAGCATATTCTGAAAATGAAATTCCAGAACCAATTGTAGAATTATTTGTGTCAACAATCTTTATTTCTGAAGAATAAACTGTATTGTTTTTATCTGTAATTTGAGTTGTATAGGAAATTGTATTATAAATTCCTCTTTCAATTATATCAATTGCATATAAACCAGAACTATCTACCGATCCAGTAATAAAATCCAAGTTCATGGAAGAATCGCCATGTACAAGTTCAAATTGATTACTTGATGATATAGATTCTCCAGATACTGGTGGTGATTTAAATATTTGTGGTCCAAATGAGATAGCCTCGCCAGAACCAATACTTGAATAAGGTACTGCTTTAAAATAATATGGTATATTGTATTCTAGATTAATTGGTAATATTTTAAATTCATACAAATCTTTAAAGGTTTCTACATTAATTGAAGATACAAAATTTTTATTTTCAGATGATGGAATTTTTTCATTTTGAAATAAAACAATTTCATCTAGAGATACTTGAGAAGCATATATATCATATTTTTGAATATTTGTATAATCAAAATTATTTTGAAAACTTTGATTAACTAATATTTGATCATATACTGGACTTATTATACCAGAGTAATAATAAGCACCAGCTGTTAATGAAACATCAGCTATACCAGAGCCAGTTGCTGCACCAGTTCCAGTACTATTATATTGAAATTGTCCAGTTGTTGCATCTATTATAGTATATACTCCATTAAAACTTATTGGATCTAAAATACCAGAAATTGTAATAACATTGCCTTTATTGAAAACATTATCTGGTGCAATTACTGTTACTAAATTAGAATTTGATCTAATAAAGTTTGATCCAGAAAAATTATATATTAAATTAGCGCCAGTCGTATATACCGTATCAGGAACAACATCAAATGGATCATCACCCCAGTTAATTGAAACATCTCCGCTAGAAGCTGTTTTAACACTAAAACCAGTTAATAAACTTTCTGATAAATTAAATTTCCAAAAACCGCTTAAATTATAATCATTTACACCAGATGCATCAAAAACTTTATAGCTTGATATAATTGGAGTATTACCATAAGTATAAAATTCTGAAACAAATGGATCTGTTCCTAAATGATTTGTTACAGTAACTCTTACTCCAAAATTTGGGTTATATGATCCAAAAATACTTTCATTTTCATTTTCAGTAATCGTAATACTTCTACTTGTAACGCCAGATTTATAAGTTGGATACACTACATTTCTTCCAGTATCCATTATATCAAATATGACTTCATTAATCAATGGATTAGCAATCATCTGAGCGTCATTTTCAATAACATTACCAACTGGATCAAGTAAAGAAAAAGAAAATGTTACATCTTTATATAAATGCACACCACTACCTATATACGTAAAATCTAATTCTCCAGTATTAACGTTAAAAGTTGTATCGAATTCAAACATATTATCCTATAGTAAATTTTAAAATTGAAGCTTTTGAATATGGAGTAACAGCATCATTATAATATGCAACAAAAATACCTGTTTTTGATAATTCAGAATTTATTTTTCCTACACTTGTAGATATACTACGTAAATCTAATTTCCAGTCTCCTAAATCTTTTAAATCTTCTAATTGAATAGAAGTATCTAGTGTTTCCCCATTATAATATATACTAAGTATTTCATTATATACACTATATTCATATTTACTTGCTCCAGCAACAGAATTCCAATTTGCAATAAGTGAAAATCCATTTGAATCTGCTGATCCAGTTGTAAATTGCGTAATAACTGGTGGATTTAACTGACTCACAACAACATTTCCAACTTTTGATGGACCAGAATAATAAGTTGCTGGCAAAAAGTCTTCAGAGGTAAAGTCTTCAATTTGTATAAATTTACCAGTATCGTATTTTGTTGCAGCTACGATATATTCATTTTGATTTTCTTCTCTTATTGCTAATATTTTATAGATTTGATCTGATGCATCTTGTCTTCCAATTCTATATGGGCTTCCAGCTTTAATTATTGATGTTAAATTAATATTTGATTTAGTTTGATCTAAATATACTCTTGATCCATATTCTAAACTATTATCATATCCAGTAATATAAAAATTAGTTATTTGTGGATAATTGACAGTGCTTATTTCAGATTCTAATATTCCAACATATTCATCATTATTATTAAATCTTGAAGAAAGTTTATTATAAGATGTTGATGTTGTTAAACCTCTTTTATTTATTGAACTTGAACTATATCTATAAAGAGTTCTCATAAAATTAAAACCATCACCAGCTTGACTACTTTGAGCTATAATTTTTGAAATTCCATACACACCAGTTTCAGTTATAACTTTATCATATGTATTATTATCTTGATAAGCTAAACCAGTAGAAAAAACAAAACCATCTACAGCAGTATTATAATAACAAAATATTTTATGCCCTGCTGAAGCTTGACCAGTATATAATGGGAAAAATTGTCTAGCTTCACCCGATACTTCTTTATAGCTATCGAAATAATATCTTCCAATTAAAACACTATCACTACTACCAATTAAATCGCTATTTACATCAAAATATTCTAATCTTGATCTTGCAGATAAAGCTAATTCTTCGAAATCTTGAGAAGTGCTATTGCCTGTTGGAGTATACACGGTAATAACTCCATTGTATTCTGCTGGTAAATATTCATTTTCTAAAAATAAAGATTTGTTATTAGTATTTACTTCTAATATTCTTCCAAAATTTTTAGCTCTTGTTTTTAAATCGTCCTCAATAATAATTAAATCTCCAGGTCTGCACAACAAAGCTTCTAAACCAGCAGTAAATTCAACCGCTTGATTTTCTTTGATTGTTTGATAAATCATATGCTGACCAATTCTTCTAGCCATTGCCTTTGATGTTACTCCAAAGCTTTCAATTCTAGATTTAAATATTCCTCTTTTTCTTATATCTTGTTCATCTTCAACATATTCTACTTTATTTTGAAAGTTATCAAATCTATCTAAATATGAAACTTCAATCGTATTATATTGTTGGTCTTTTCTTATGTTTGAATAATTAAATATTCCATCTTTTACATTTGTATTTGAAAAAGTTATAATTGGGGTTCTTGGTCTATCGTCTAAAAAGTTAATTTCTGAATTATTAAAGTAAACTGCTCCCCTAAACAAATTAGCAATTGAAACTATAGAGTCATATACTTTAGTAGCGTCCTTAATCATGACATTACAGGAATATCTTGGTTCTAAACCACCTACTCCATCAGAAACTCCAATAAAATAACCATTTTCATCTACGGCATCACAAAATCTTCCTATTTTATAAAGTTGCCACTTATTTATTTGAGACTCATCTATATAACGCCCTAATCCATATCTTTCGTTTGTTAATAGATCATAAAGAATCCAAGCTGGATTATCTGTCCATCTAAGTTCAAAAGAACCATCCCAATCTCCTTCGTAAACTAATGCATCATAGTTATAAGTTGATTTTTTTTCTATATATCTTTTATCTTGATTAAATTTATTAGCATTTAGAGGATAATAAGTATTTGGTATGTTTACTTTTTTTAATCTACAGTCATATGTTCTATCTGGAGTATTTTGAAAAGACCTAGAATCGATTTTTAATCCAACTAGTGATGAAAATGGATATGATAATTTAGTTTCAATTATTTCTGTTACTTTATATACATTAATATCTTTTTTAATTAATACAGAATTTGTTTCTCCAGATTTTTTGATTATTTTAATAAATCTCTTTGTTTTAGATAGATCTTCATTTATACCAATTGGTGGTAATTCAAAAGGTATTGCTAAAGTAGGTGTATTATTTCCAGCAGTAACATCTCTAACTGATGTATATTTATCAGCTATACCACGCAACTCTGGACAACCAAAATCAATCAACATCATTCCTTCAACTAATGCTATTATTGAATATTTTTTATTAATAAATGGTATCGTTTCTCCATTTCTTGTAATTCCAGTTTGAACTTCAATTGTGACAGTAGCTGGTCTTTTTTCCCCTATTTTTCTATCACTTTCTTTAGTACCTTCATCTATATCAATAGTATCAGATAAATTTTCAATAGCTAATGTAAAAAACACAGATTTAACATTTGGATTTTCTACTGTATGAACAAAAGGTACTTCTTTCTCATTAAAACTATTAATATCATTCCAATTACTATAATTTCTATTACTTCTAGAATCAACAGAACCTATGACATTACCTATCAATGGAGGATTTGTTATTTCAGTAGTTCCAATTGGACCTAATCTTTCAACTGCAAAATCTAAATTAAATGGGCCACTTAAACTAGAATTATATTCATAATCTATGTATACATTTGTAAATGAAGATAGTGGATACTGTGTTTCAGATCCATTTTCAAATTCTGCTGATATATTATTAAAATTATATTTAGTTATATTATTTAATAATTGGCTTGGATCGCCTCTTGTAAACTTTAATGAAGCATTATCATTAGCAAATGATATAATATTAGAGTCTGTAAAAAATTTCCAAACATAAATATGTTGCGATGTAGTACCGCTTTTACCATTTGCTTGTTTTATTTGTTCATGATTTAATGAAAGCTCAAATACTATAGATCCATAAAATTTACCAGAAAAAGCTCCACTTGCATTAATTTCTGGAGTAATAATATAATAAGTTTTATCTCTTATGTTTTCAAAAGCTGAAATATCAAAATAAAAATCATCTATTGTAGATGTCAATTGACCAGATGAATTTTGTTTAAAAATTGTTTGATTTGTTGCTCCAGTTATTGAAAGTGGATTAGATTTACTTCCTAATCTATAACAAACATATAGTTTTGAACTACCCGCACCAAAGCCTTGAACTTCAGCATTAGCTTTGCTAATTAAAGTATCGTATTTTTGTTTGCTTCTGCTTAAAAAGTCTTTTTCATATGAAGTTACTAAAGGATTTGCAATTGCACTATTGATTTCATTTATAGTATCTTTTAATATATTTAAAGTTTCTATTTTACCATCTCTATTACTATAAAATAATGAAATTTTACCACTATTATGAATGGCTTTACCATTACTAAGGCTCCATCCATTATTTGTTAAAAAAGGATTTTTAACAGTAGTACTATCGATATTATTATTACCCACAAGGGAACCTATAAATTGACTAGCTTTAGTAGTTGGACGATCTAATCTATCTTTATAATTTACCCAATTTAATGTAGTATTTGAGTAAAAACGCCCAGCGCCACCTTGTGTATTATTAGCGTCACCATCATAAAAAAGTAATCTTTGTGCTGAAAACTGTACGATACCTTTTGCATTATGCGCATCCATTCCTGCAACACTTGCATTATAAGTTCTAGTTATAAATTGAGCATCATTTGTTTCTGTTTGATTTTGATAGAAAATATCTCCAAGTATATTTAAATCATTACTAATATTTATTGAACCTAAGAAATTTTTTAATTCTACAAATGATTCTGATGATGTAGTTTGGACTGGAGTATTATCTAAATATACTCCTTGTAAAATATTGCTAGATATTAATAATTCTCCTTTTTGATTAACTAGACCTTCAATTGGTCCATCTGAAATTAAATCAATTATTTCAGCAACACTATAGGATTGTAGTGTTTTATATTTTCCTAGATTTGGTGGCTTAAGAATAGATGGTTTTGGATCTGGTATTTTTGGTTTACTAAACCAACCAGCTCCCTGAAAAGACTTTTTCTTTAAAAAATGTTTCATTAAATTCCTATTTGACTTGTAATAAATTGACCTTCTGTAGAAGTAACTGGTGCTATTACATTTGCGACACTCTGTGTTTGTGGATATGATTTTACTGTAGATTGAATAACATAGCTTCCGACTCTTAATCTACCATAACCAACTGGCACTGGAGAACCTTGTTGAGCTAAATTAGTATTACTACTAATTAAGAAAGATTGTCTATTAGCTGAAACCTCACTCTCTAAACGTTCTGGTTTTGGTGGTTTAGGACGCATGGCCATTTGAATCGCCATCGATGCAACTAAAATGGCTATTTGAATAATAATGGTAATTGGATCAATAGCGCCAGCAATCATTGGAACAATATCAATTTGCCTGAAATTTTTCTTCATTTCAAGTTGATTGAAGTTTTTAATACTTTCGCCATCTGCAATTATATTAAAATGAACATTTTCCCTAGCTAATTCATAGATTCTTGTTCTAAAATCTTTTTTAACAGAATCAATAGCATCTATAACCTCTTTTGGACGAGTTATATACAATGGTATGACTTCACCAAATTCATATTTTAAAATGCCATGTAAATTAATTTGAGTCATATTAGTTTAGCCTTTATCCTTTCTAACATATTTACATCATAATCTTTGTTTTGTGGTTCATAAATATGAAATTTTTTACTATTAATCGAGAAAATCATAAATGGTAGACACAAAGACTCCGACATCTTAATATCAAATTCTGACGGCTGTTCATCATAAATGACATGGCTATGG